CGGCATGGGCCACCGAGTGCCTGCGCATCCTCAAGCCCGGCGGTCACCTGCTCGCGTTCGGCGGCTCGCGGACCTGGCATCGGCTGGCCGCCGCGATCGAGGACGCGGGTTTCGAGACTCGCGACAGCATCGCATGGCTGTACGGCTCAGGGTTCCCGAAATCGCTCGACGTGTCCAAGGCCATCGACAAGGCGGCCGGTGCTGAGCGTGGGGTGGTCGGCACTCATCATCGGCACGGTGGTGGCTCGGCGGTGTCGGGTTCGATGCTCGGCTCGCTTGGTACCGATAGCGAGCTGCCTCTCACGGCCCCGGCGACCGTCGCCGCCAAGCGGTGGCAGGGTTGGGGTACTGCGCTCAAGCCCTCATTCGAGCCGATCGTCGTCGCACGTAAACCGTTGGCGGGCACTGTGGCCGCGAACGTGCTGGAGCACGGAACCGGGGCGCTGAACATCGATGCCTGTCGGATACCCACTGGGGACAAACTCGGCGGCGGCTCAACGACGCGCGGCCAGCGGATGAAAGACGGCTGGCACCGGCCCTGGATGGACGACCCCGACATGGTGGCGGCGAACGCCGAGCGAAGTCGTGCATCGGTGGCCAGATCCGAAGAATTGGGCCGTTGGCCGACCAACGTCGTCCTCGATGAGCATCAGGCCGAAGCGCTCGACCGGCAGACGGGCGTCTTGCACTCGGGAACCATGCGTGCGGGCACCGAGCGTCAGCCGCGAGCGGGCGGCACGATCTACGGCGCCGACACCCGCACGTTCGCGGCCGCCGACACCTACGGCGACAGCGGCGGCGCTTCGCGGTTCTTCCCCGTGTTCCGCTACGAGGCCAAGGCGCCAACATCGGAACGGCCCAACGCCGATGGTGTGCAGCACCCGACCGTCAAGCCGCTGGACCTGATGCGCTGGTTGGTGCGGCTCGTGACCCCGGTCGGCGCGGTGGTGCTGGAACCGTTCGCCGGATCGGGCACGACTGCCGAGGCGTGCATCCTCGAGGACCGGCGTTGCATCGCGATTGAACGTGAGGCCGAGTACCTGCCGTTGATCGTGTCCCGGCTACGCAAGCCGGTGCAGCAAGGGCTATTCGGGTTAGGGGCGGGCGCATGAGCCGCACCCCCGAGAGCACCAAGGCATACCAGGCCGGCCTGTGCGTGGACTGCAAGACCGAGCCGCACAGTGCCGGTCGGCCGCGGTGCGAGAAGTGCCATACGAAATTCAGAAGGGGTGAGTGATGGGCGACAAGACCGGCATCGAATGGACTGATGCCACATGGAATCCGGTAACCGGTTGCACGAAAGTGGGAACACCAGGCTGCGATCACTGCTACGCCGAGACGTTCGCCGAACGCTGGCGCGGAACCAAGGGGCACTATTTCGAGACCGGATTCGATGTGCAGCTGCGTCCCGACAAGCTCGACTTGCCGCTGCGCTGGACCAAGCCGCGCAAGGTGTTCGTCAACTCGATGTCGGACCTGTTCCACGACAGTGTGCCTGACGCGTACATCGGTTCGGTATTCGATGTCATGGCACGCGCCGAGCAACACACTTTCCAGATCCTCACCAAGCGTCACGGCCGGATGCGAGCGCTGTTGCGCAAGTGGGAGCAAGAGGGAGCCGAGTCTGTCGAACGCGGCGAGCTGCATCCGAAATATGGTGCTGCGGCGTGGCGACGCAGGGACGGGATGTGGTGCACACCGCGTGTCTGGCCACTACCCAACGTCTGGCTGGGTGTCAGCGCCGAGGATCAGAAGCGCGCCGACCTCCGCATCCCCGCGCTGCTGGACACCCCGGCCGCCGCACGGTTCGTCAGTGCCGAGCCGCTTCTCGGGCCGATCGACCTACATGGTGACCCGATCGGGAAAGACTCGGTTTTCTGGATCGGGCATCTGGACTGGGTGATCGTCGGCGGCGAATCAGGCTCCGGCGCAAGGCCAATGCACCCAGACTGGGCGCGCTCACTGCGCGACCAATGCGTAGCCGCTGGCGTGCCGTTCCTGTTCAAGCAATGGGGCGAGACCGTGCCGCTTGGGCAGATGACGGACGAGGCACGTCGGCGGTGGGACGACCACCACGGATGCGATGTCTACCCCGAGGAAAGCCTCTGGCGTCTCGGCAAGAAGCGCGCGGGGCGCGAGCTAGACGGCCGCACGTGGGACCAATACCCCAGGGCGGTGCGCTGATGGCCGACCATTGCCCAGATCCCGATGGAATCCCGCTACCCGGGAGTGTGCGCGGACGAACCGAGTTCTACCCCGGCATGGGCACGTGCCGATACTGCCGTCGCGAATACAAGCTGCGCGCAAACGGACTCATCCGCAAGCACAAGGGCCTGCCCCGGCGTACCGATGGTGGTTGCCCGTACCTCTGCGACCCGTCATGTGATTTCAGCTGCTACAGCAAGGCGGTGGCGTGATGACGCTCCATTTCACCCTGCACGTCAACGGCCAGTCGATCGCCGAGGGGATGACGATTCAGCGCACCACGCCGGGCCGACCACACCCCGACGAAGTGAACACCTATGTCGCACAGACCAAGTGTGACGGCACCTGGCACACCACCACAGTTGAGCACCGGTATGGGGATGGACCGTGGCAGTTGGTGCGCAAGGTGCTGGACGTGATCGCCAACCAGACAACGACAAAAGAGGGATAGACGAACATGTCACGGGAATATGCGCGCATCCGGATCAGCATCGCCGGAGACGGTCACGTCGAGGAACTCACGGCCGCGGCGCAGTGGCTGTACTTCCGGATCCTGATCCCAGACCCCAAGCTCTCGCACTGCGGTGTCACCGACTGGCGGCCGAAGCGACTCATCAACAAGGCCGCCGGGCTCACGGTCGACTACATCGAAGCAGCGGCCGCCGAGCTGGAACGTGAACGATTCGCCCTCTTCGACGAGGACACCGAGGAAGTGTTGGTGCGGGCGTACATCCGTTCCGAAGAGCTGCTACGCAACCCCAAGATGGCCGTGGCCGTGGCCGACGCGTACCTCGGTGTGTCCTCGCGTCAGCTAAAGGCTGTGATCGCATCGGAGGTCCACCGGGACAAGTCGGAGCACCCCGACTACTCATCGTGGACGCACGCGATCAGCCGCGAATCGGTGGAGATATTACTGACCGCCAAGACCTCGGATGAGGTTCCGTATGTGGACACGTTCGGTAATCCGAATACCGATCCCCAAGAGGTACCGACTACCAATCAAAACGGGAACGACATAGCCAACCGGAACGGTAATCAAGACCCCGGTACCGAAACCCAATCGGAAACCCAAGCCGATTCCCTGCACCTGCACATACAACCTAATTCCCTACAGCCTGCACCTAATAGGGGTTACGCAAGTACGGAAGGTCACCAGGGCGCCGAACCCGACCCCACCAACCCCCCACCCCCTCACTGCCCGAGACACCCTGGCGGGACCAGCGAGCCGTGCCACGCCTGCCGCGACGCCCGGGAACGACGCACGCAATGGGACTGGGCGATGAGCGAACAGCAACGGGCGCAACGCGAAGCCGAGCAACAGGCAGCGCTGGAGACCAAGCTCGCCGCGGTCGCCGTGTGCGAGCTCTGCGACGACGACGGGTACCGCGGCACCCATGTCTGCGATCACATCGACCGCGGACAAACGGCAGCCAAGGGGTCCGCACTCGCCCGCGCCGCACTCGAGAAGGCTGCCGGCGATGAATGAACTCGACATCGACGAACGCGTGACCAAGATGCGCGCATGCAGCCACGACCGATGGCACTACCGCGACGCCAACGGCAATCGGCGCTGCTGGGACTGCGGGGCGTGCGTCAGACCCAACCCAATCGTCCCGATTGTCGCCTTCCACAAGGAGGTTCACCGATGAGCGAGCATCCCCGCCCCTACGTGCCCCGCCGCCCACGCCCGAGCGCCTCTCGCGGCCCCGTCATCGCGGCCTACGCCGACAAGATCGAGTTCCCGTGCCAGAACTGCGGCGCCGAGGCCAACGGCTGGTGCAAGACACCACACGGCACCGACGCAATCGCGCCGTGCTGGAACCGCGGCGCCAAGGTGGGTGCGCGGTGAGCGCCCTATGGATGCTGCACCACAT